TTCGTGCTTCAATTTCAGCCCATTGTTCTTCTGTTAATGGCCTGATTTGTATTTCCCCGCCTAATTCTTTAATTGTTACCGTTTTAACTAATTTGTTTCCTTTTAACAATTCTTCTTTCGTTATCATTTTGGCTTTCCTTTCATTTTTTAACTTGCAACATCTTCGTCCATATCATCGTTGTTATTTTCCAATGTTGCCAATAATTCAGTTTCCACTTCAGTAACTTCATCGGCTAATGTTACTGTATCAACAATGGCATATCCACTAAAGCTCTGGTCTATCGGGTCACGACCACTTGGATTAGCTGCAATTGAAGTCAGTTGGAATTTTGGGAATTTTAATTCTAAACTTCCGTCACTACCGCTATCAATTGATATAATAATTTCTTCGTCTCCAGGCCCTTCAGTTGCACTAATTCCATTTGCCTGATTCCAGAATTTTTCGTATTCAGTTGAATCAAGGAAATGTAAAGTTCCCGATACATCGACATCTCTTGCCCCGACTGGCAATCTGCAAGGGAATCGAGTTCCAACGCCTTTACCTCTGTCTGATGGAATATTATTATTCAATGTAATAGTCAAATTCCTAATTTTGCAATTGTAATTTACCCCTCCGAAAGTTACACCCGCAGCTATAAATGTTAATTTTTTCTCATTGAATAAACTTAAAGCTGCAATTGTTTTTAAATCATCTTTATAACTTCGAGCTGCAAAATTATTTATCGTGCATAATAACCAATCACCACCGACTTCGATTGTCATGGTATTTATTACCGTTCCCGTAAATACATGTTCAAAATGGTCTTTCCCCAATCTTGTAGTAAAACTTGGCAGAACAATATCTTCTTTTCCATAAATTTCATGAGTATTAGTTCCACCTCCGCCATCAGTAAATACATATTCACCCATCGCCCATTTCAAAAAATAACCAATCATTCTGACATTAATCGGTGCTACAATATTTCCACCTGCAACATAATACGCTGGACGTATATCACTTCGGCCTCTTGTCAATCCACTTTCAAACATGATATTCGGATTATCTGGCTCATCCAGAGTTGCTGATGCAATTTCAATATGGAATTTAGCCTCTGGAGGCACTGCTGGATTAAATTCGGATTCTTCGCAAAATCCCGCATATCGTCTTACTGTCATTTTCATTCACTCCTTTCAATTACTGTGAAATATACTTCAAAAGTGTATATCGCACTATATAGATTTCCATTGTTCAAATTTGGATTATTCCCTTCAAATCTTAAACTCCTGACATCGCTAAAATATGTTCCGTTTCCGAATCCCAATGTTCGGTCGAACAATATTACACTTTTCGCTCTTAACGCCAAATCATTCGCCTCTTCGAATCCTTTTTGAGCATTCGTATTATATACCACACTCAACAAATTTATTTCCATAGCCCACATTTCTGTTCGCAGATATTGGTCGTTTGGCACTAAATTGCAAGTTCCCCATTGCACCCAAATTGCAGGAGTTTTTGGCGTTGTAGCTGTCCTATCACCAATTACCAATGTTTTGACATCTGATAATTTTCCTCCATCAATTTTGATTTCGTCATTTAATGTTTTTTCAACTGCATTCATAATTTCTTTTATGGAATCTTGCATTGTGTTAATCATTATTATTAAATTTCCTTTGCGCTATTCTTATAAATTCGTCTAATCTTTCAACTCCATTTTGAGTTGCCCTTTCATGATATGGATTCGGTTTTTGCCCTGCTATGCTTTTGGCAAATATAACTTTGTTGCCAATCATAAATCTTAATGCTTGGGCTTTTTTAGGATATATTCTTTTCTTTTTCGGGCCGTAAATTCCAGTTCCCAATGCAACATACAAAGCATAATGAGCTGCCCCGTGAATATGATATTCCCACGCATTTATTTTCTTTCGTTGCCACTTTTGTAATTTTCCATCATCAACAGGACTTTCAGCTTTAAATCCCGCATGTATTTCTTGAGCCAATAATCGGAATGCCTCTTTTCCAACATTTAAAGGCACTTCACGAATTTTTTGTAAATCAACAGGATTAAAGTCAACAACAAATTCTTTACTCATCTTCTAATAACCCTTCCACTCTGGTAAATTCAATATTGGATTTTTTTAAATATAACCCTAATTCTTTACGCAATTCTGCTGTTAAAATTTCGTCTTTCACTAATGTTGCGTTCAAATCTTCAATTTTTATAACAGGGCTTTCTCTGTTCATATATGCCAATTTAACCATATTAGAACAAGCCCTCATGGCTATATTATGGATTCCTTCGGGAATTTCTTTCGCATAGCATTGCCCGATTTTCAATTCAACATTTACATCCGAAAATATTTCAATTGCTTTAATATCAACTAATTCGTCATTCATTCCTAAATACGCCCTGGCAATTTTCCACTCATCTTCACTCATTGAGGGTAAAATAAAACTTGATTCCAACAATTCTTTTTTTTCGTCTTTATACATGTTTATTTTTATGCTCGTTAAATCAATATTTGGTTTTAACACTATTTCGAATGTTTTGGCTTTGCTCAAATCAAATTCCCCGAATGCCGTATTAATGCTTCCAATCCCTTCAATTTCACAAATAACATTATCCCCGTTTAATGGCAAATCATCAGATTTAATCGTTCCCAAATTCCACTCATAAGGATTAATAATATCTATTTTATCCCCGAAAGATAAATCCCTTAATAAATCCCTTCCACGATTTCGGTCAATCAATGATTTTATTTGTAATAACCATTTCCCAATCAATGCCTTAAGTTCGTCCTGATTAGATAGATTTAATTTATCAAATTCAATCCCAGAATAAACAATAACATCTTCAACAGTAGAATAATATTTCATAATTTATCCTCCGTGTGTCATGTTCTCATGCATTTTTAATCCTTTGATTGTATCGAATGTTTTACCGCATATTAAACAGGCATATTCCAAACTTCTAATAGTCAAAAAACGGCAATGTTTCACCAATGCCAGCTCATCTTCTCCAACAATGAAAGTGCTTTCTCTCTCAGGTCTATAACTGTGATTGCCACGGCTGATTCTTTCATTTTTGTTATTGTAAACCGTTATTTTGTATCTCATATTATTCCTCCTTGTATATATAATATTCTTAATCCAACATGCGCTTTAATTTCTTTCCATTGCATCTTGCTAACTACTAATGGCTTTGTTTTTTCTTGAGGATTAAATATAAATCCTCCCCGTGTTATTATATATGGCCTTTTGTTTTCAACTTGAATCACAATATCGCCATCTTTATATCGGATTTCTTTTGGAATGCTCACTTTTGGCAATCTTGCCATTATTTTGGATTCTTCCATTGCTTTGTCTATTATCCCTTCGTAAATATTCAAATCATTATCCATAACATTAGCAAGTTTCAATTCATCGGTTATATTTATTTTTTCCAATCTTGACGGTATATTTTGAATAACTTTATCGTTTAAACTTCTCAATGCAATTCCCCATTTGTTATTGTATATTTTCATTCCATTTCCGCCTTGATATCCGATAGTGGGAATACCAGCCATTAAATAATCCCAGATTTTATTTCCCCTACATGTTTTCGTATAATTCCATGCCATTTCAGGCACATCGTCTTTATTATATCCGTGGAATCCCGCAGTATATTGGCTCATTTCACTCAACAATTCTTTATAAGGCAATTTCCCATGAGGAATGCAACCTATCGCCTGATATTCCGTCATTCTGACTCTGTCAATTGCAGGATATAAATGCACATTCCACCCGTTGTCTATAAATCGTTTAAATATTTCATGATATGCCCTATATCCATAATCAGTAAATCTGTATCTCCATGAATACGACATTCCACCTGCATAGACTAAATTCAATCCATCTAATTTTGGTTTTTTAACAAATTCCAAATCTTCTTTTAATGGTCTTGTATGAATAACTTTCGAATATTTTATATTGTATTTTTTATTGCAATAATCAGAATGTTCTTCGGAAGTGAATATAACTGCTGATGCATTTTCCAGCATTTCCTTTTCTAATTTCAAATCATTCCCGCACCTCATACTGCTAATATCATTTTCAATCAATATGTAGGGAATATTTCTTTTTGTTGCCAATCTAAAGTCTGGCCTATTATCCCCTCTAACCACGATTATTTTTATATCATGATTTTGTAAACATTCGATTGCCTGTGATAAATCATCTTTAATAATTATTCCACCAAAATTTTTCTGCATTAATCGGATATTTTTATAGGCAGTTCCTACTCCCCAACGGGTTATATAATATAAAATATTATCAGCCACTATTTGCCTCAATTCCAAATCCTTTTAGAATTTTCCTTTTATTACTTGAATTTTTTATTTCTTTAATTCCTTTTCGCCCTGGAGTATCTGTATCATGAAAAGAACATTCATTATTTTTTTTGTGAATAACATTCAAATAATTATAACCATCTAACAATTCATGTTTCAGCTTGATTGCCCCTCCATGCCCGTTTTTAAGGGTATACCTAAGCCCTTCCCGATATTTTTTTGTATCATAAATCAATACATAACTTTGAGGAGATTTATACCAAAAACTAACCAATCGTTTTTGGACTGCATCGTAATCATAACAATTCTGGCTTATCAGGACTTCCGTATTTTTCAATATCGGGTAATTATGTAGTAAATCTATATAATTTTTATCATAACAATCGTCTGAATCCAATCTTGCTAGATATAAATAATGATAATCGTTAATATCAATACATTTTCTTATTGATACTTGAAAATTATTTGCTACAACCCATACATTATTTGGTAATTTGTTTTTTAGTTCATTTTGGACTAATGAGAGTGTTTCATTTCTTACCCTCAGCATGGCTGTAAAAAATTGATTTGTTTGATTGATTAAACTTTTTAAACAATATGCTTTAAACATGCTTAAGCGATATTTTATCCATTGCTCGTTTAATTCGTTTTCTTTGTTGAATCCCTGAACATTAAAAGGTATTTGAATAATTATTTTTTTATTCATTATTTAACTCCTTTACAGCCAAATCCCACAAATCTCCTAATCGTTTATTCCAATCATCATTCAAAGTTATTTCCATGCCTGGATGCGGAGTGATTTCTCCAAAATAAACCCCTCTGTAAGTATCATATAAATCAATTCTGACAAATGGAAATTTAACTGCTTTAGATAATATTTTCGCAACATTTGACAATTCTTCTTTATGCAATGGCTCTGGCAAATTGTTATTTATCTGATATGTCCTTGCCTTTTTGTGAACGTCTACATTTTCCCAATTATCATTGTAGAATTTAGTTGATTTAGGCTTGTTTACTCGGTCATATTGTCTGATTAATCCGACATGTCCGTTAAAAGTATATATTTTCCAATCATACGGTATCGGGTCAGCAATTAATTCTTCAATCCATAATCCCCCTGAATGATTGCCACTTTTGAATTCTTTGATTATTTCCTGTTTTGATAATTTCCTATGCCTTAAAATGTCTTCGTATTTATTCCCGAATTTATAAACCAATGGAAACACTCCACTTTCAGAACAGCCCCCTTGAGGTTTTATGGTAAATGTATAAGGCAAATCTTCCCAGCAAACTTCGTCAATGTTTTTATATATGCCATAAATGATAGTGGTCTTAACCCCTAATTTTTCTGCAAGTTTATGTCCTTTGAGTTTATAACCAATATCATCAATCGGATTCCGTTTTATCCCCGTTTTGTGATTATAGATAGATTCTTTAAGATATTCCTCATAACCCATCTTTATACCTCAGCATAAATTTATTAATTGCGATTGCTGTTTCCAATAAGTTCAATGGAGTATTGTTGTATTTTCCTGTTTCAGCTAAAAAATCGCTATCTTTCGGGAGGCATTTCCCATTTGCCCCTCTGTATCCGTCTTTATATGCAAGTAAATGGCGCTCATTGACATTCTGGTCGAGTTTGAATATTTTATATATGTTTCCATAATCAGCATTAAGTTTTGTTGCTAAATCATACAATTCTTCGGCAAATACCACTTTGATTAATGCCAAACTGTTTAATGCCAACTTGGCTAATTCTGCATCAATCGGTTTTACCTGCAAGATTCCATTGAACAATATAGACAATATTTCAGTTATTCCAGAATCCATCGTTCCTACGATAGTTTTGTCAGGGTATAATGAATCATATTCGGCATTCCATTCTCGTAAAAATTCGGGCATAAAAACGAACATTCTACGGTATTCTGCAATATATCTGTCGGTCGTTCCAGGCA